AAGACTTGTGGGGTAAGAGCGGCCCGTGGACGCAGTACCCCAGGCGGATGCTGCAGCTGCGTGCCCGAGGCTTTGCCCTGCGGGACGCCTTCCCCGACGTGCTTAAGGGGCTGGTGACGGCCGAGGAGGCCCAGGACTATCCGGCCACGGAACCGGCCAAAGAAGCGGTCATCGTGCGGCAGAAACCCGACGTGGAGCCCGCTGTTTCTGCACCCGTCGCTGCGGCCACGACAGCGGCCACGGCCGACGACATGCAGCGTTCTCGTGCTGCGGTCCAGAAGGCTAGCAAGCCGGCCGAGCTCGAGCGGATGCAGAGCATCACCGAGCAGCGGCTCAAGTCTGGCTTCTACACCCCGGCCCAGGCCGACGAGTTGCTGAACCTCATCAACGGCAAGCTCGACTGGCTGGCGAGCGAACCGGAGGACAAGGGCACGGAGTTCACCCACGAGGCCGCCGAGCACGAGGTGACGGCATGAGAAGCGGATACGACCCCAACATCGCCAAGTCGCACGAACCGCTGACGATCACGGCGTACGACATCGCCGGATTCCTCGAGCGGTGCAACCGGCCCCGGGCTGCGGCGTACGTGGACGAGATGGGAGGGAACTACGACCGGGCACTCAAGACGATTAACGAACTGCGGACGCAACTGAACGAGGTGCTGAATCGGCTGCACAAGTACGAGCCGCCGGCGATCAAGTTCAACGAGGCACCACACAGCAACAAGAGCCAATGGGAATGACGCCAGGCCCGTGGCGTGAACCGGCCTCGACAGCCGGCGGGCAGCCATCGCACTTCAGAGGCTACGTATCAGTGCAGCGTCGGATTGGTTCTCACTCCATACCCAAGGCCGACGCCGGGTGCCCCACGAGACGGGGCCAATACACAAGGACGTGATATGAGAAAGCGCCGCAACACGATTCTGACGCCTAGCGAGCTGCAAGCCCGCCGCACTCTACGCCAGTGCATCCGCACGGCATGCAAGCATTACATGCAAGTTTGGCCACATCGGCACAGGTCGCTAGAGGCCGTGCTGATTGAAATGCTTGCCGAAGCCACTGATTCAGGTGTGTGCGACCTGATTGAAGCGTTGTCGCAAATACGACGCGACAAGCAGGGTTGGCGTCTTTGACACCTTGACGAGTGTGCCACGGTAGGCACGGGTTCAGAACACAACGCACGGAGGCAGGGATATGCCGCAGGTTTACGAAGACATCATTGTTGACGCCGAGTTCGCCGCACTGATTCCGCCGCTGTCGGCCGAAGAGCGTCAGCAGCTGGAAGAGAACATTACCGAGCACGGCGGTGCTCGAGACCCGCTTGTGGTGTGGGCCAGCAAGGGGACGCTGACGCTGCTTGACGGACACAACCGCTACGAGATCTGCACGCGGCTGGGGCTGCCGTTTGACGTTCACGAACTGCGATTCAAGGCCCGAGACGAGGCCGAGGACTGGATTGACAAGAACCAGCTGGGCCGCCGCAACCTTGACGCCAGGCAGATGAGCCTGCTTCGCGGGCGTCGGCTGAAGCGGGCCGAAAAGAGCCAAGGTAAGAGGACAGATACTTTGTCTCAAAGTGGGACAAAGTTAGACGTTGCTCAGAAGATTGCAGACGAGCACGGCGTGTCCCGCAGTCAGGTCTATAGAGACAAGGACTTTGCCGAGGCCGTCGAGACGCTTGGCATTGAGCGCGAGATCGTGGCCGGCGAGATCGACGCCCCGAAGCACGAGATCGTGGCGGCTGCGAAGGCGTTGCCAGAAGAGCCTACCCAGGAACAAGTGGCCGAGGCCGTAGAGGCCGTGAAGGCTCGCCCGCACGTTGCCAACAACAGTGGTGACAACGAGTGGTATACGCCCAAGGAATACATCGAAGCCGCTCGCCTGGTGCTGCACCAGATCCATCTGGACCCCGCATCCAATCCCGCAGCCAACGAGGTAGTGAAGGCCGACGCCTTTTACACGGCCGAAAGCAACGGGCTTTCGCAAGAGTGGGAAGGGAACGTCTGGATGAATCCGCCCTACGAGTCGGGCCTGATAGGCCAGTTCGTTGAGAAACTGTGCGATGCGTACGCCTGCGGCTCAGTTCAGCGGGCGGTCGTGCTGGTGAACAACGCTACGGAAACCAAGTGGTTTCAATCGCTAGCGCAAGAGGCTTCGGCCGTTTGCTTCCCCAAGGGGCGGGTGAAGTTCTGGGCGCCCGGCAAGCCAAGCGCTACGCCGCTGCAGGGCCAAGCTGTGCTGTTTCTCGGCCAAGAGGTTGACGATTTCGCGCGTGCGTTTTCGTCGTTCGGTTTTGTCATGGAGGTAACAAAGTGAGTAACTCCGGCGGACGCATTATCTGCGAACAGGCATACGCCCAGGGAAAGATGCTGGACAGCAGCGGCTGGAACGGACTCCTTGCCCGTGGGATCACGCCGAGCGATATCGACTGGTTTGTTGAATCAAGCGGCTTGTATTTGTTTGCGGAGTTCAGCCGTGACTGCGTTTCCATGGATTGCCTGTCTCGCGGGCAAGAACTGGCGTACACGCGACTTGCTAGGAGGGCAAACGGAGACGTGGTCGCCATCTGCAAGCACAGCGTTCCGACAGACCGGGCCATCAATACCGTGCTGGACGTTGAAGCATGCGGCGTTCATTTCGCCGCTGGCACAAAGAGCGTCTTGCTCTGCAACGACCAGTGGCAGCAACTCGTGAAGAAGTGGGCGGCCAATCCTGCGGATGCCACTAAGTGGCTGGAATCGCTTCACGATGCGATTGAACTCATGAACAGCGTGGCATTCTAGGAACAAGCCATGGCCGGTGAATGGATTCCCCTTGACTGCAACCTAGGCACAAAGCCCGAGGTGCTCGAGCTGGTGGACGACACCGGGCTGCCTGTTGAGGCGGTCTGCTGGCGTCTCATCCAGTTGTGGTCATGGGCTGCCCTCAACTCGTCGGACGGCACGATCAGGGCAACGCCCAGGCGTGTCGCTGCCGTGGCAGGAGGTGACGAAGCGTTCTGGCTCGCTGTTGAGCGAGTCGGCTGGGTGACGTTTTTGAACGGCACCATCGTCATTGAAGGCTGGGAAAAGCGGTTCTCTAAGGCGGCAAAAGCCAGGCTGGAAGACGCCCGGCGCAAGTCGTCTCAGAGGGCTGTCCGAGGTTTGTCCGAAAAATGTCCAGAAAAAATCGGACTACATACAGGAGAGGAGAAGACAGAGATAGAAATACAACCGGCTGCGCCGGTTCCGACGAGCGATCCGCCGAAGGCGTCTCGCACGCCGGCGAAGCCAAAGGTGGCGTGGACGGCTGAAGCCGGGTGGACCGGCATCACGGACGCAGACCGCCGTGAGTGGGCCGAGGCGTACCCGGGTGCCGTGCTCGCCCAGGAGCTCGCCAAGGCCACGGCCTGGCTGAAGGCGAACCCGAGCCGGGCGGGCCGCCGCAACTGGCGTCGGTTCATCGTCGGCTGGCTGCAGCGGTGCCAGGACAAGGGCGGCACAAACCGGGAGGCCGGCAAGCGTCCCGAGGACGTGGAGCGAAAGGCGGCCCTGGATCGCAAGGCTGCCGAGTTCGCACGCATGGCACCGGCCCCGTACCGGCGGCCAGCCGAGGTCGCCGCGCTTGCATCGACGCTGAAACTCAAGGAGGAGGATCTATGACGCAGACCGCCAAGGAGCGGCTTACCGCTCGCCAGCAAGAAGTGCTGGACTTCATTCGGGCCAACATGGCCCTGTACTCGCCGACGTGCAGGCAGATCGCCTCGGCCATCGGTGCGAAGTCTCCGCACGCCGCCACGGTGCATCTCGACGCCCTGGAGAAGAAGGGCTTCATCCGCCGCACGCCCGGCAAGCCCCGCAACATCGAGGTGGTGTCATGAGCATGCGTCCGCACGAGATCGTGGCCAGCCTGCGGATCTACGCCGATGCGATGGCGCAGGCCGCCGTGACCAAGGCCAGCGACGGAGCCAGCCGGGCCCGCCTCAACTTCGGGGCGTCGCTGCTGCTTGAGACTGCCGACCTGGTGCTGCAGCTGCAGACGCGGCTCGTGCAGCAGGCGGTTGCCTACGAGCACGGCGAGGCGGCTAACGCACGGCGGTGGCCGCTGCTCGAGGACGACGACACCGATGCGGGGGCCGCACTGTGAGCATCACCGATTGGGTCTGGATCTCTGTTGGGCAGTTCACGCTCGCTGCGACGTTCGCACTGGGCATTCTGGTTGGTGTGTCTCTGACGCGAAAGGATTCGTGATATGGCGACGGCAACGAAGGAACGGGCGGGGCTGACGATTCAAGCCGGCACGCTGCTGGCGGCACTGAACGATGTGACCAGGGCGGTAAGCCCGCGCGGCCCCAAGCCGATTCTGCGAAACGTCCGCATCGGCGACGGGCTCATCACGGGGACGGACTTGGAGATCCGCATCGACCGTGAGATTGGCGAGCAGTGCGAGCCGATGCTGCTGCCGGCCGACAGGCTTACGGCCATCCTGCGGGCTTGCCGGCACGATGACGACGTGACGCTGACGCCGAAGGGCAGCACCGTCACGATCAAGTGCGGACGGGGCAAGTGGGACTTGCCGACCGAGGACGCTGCCGAGTTCCCGACGTGGGAGCCGGTGGACGCCACGCCCGTGTGCCGCCTGCCTGCGGATCAGTTCGTGCGGGCCATCAGGGCCGTGTCGTACGCCACGGACAGCGAGTCCAGCCGCTACGCCCTGGGTGCGGTGCTCATCGACGTGACGGGTGGAGATCCGACGTTCGTTGGCACTGACGGCAGGCGTCTGTCGGCGGTTCAGACTGAGACTGACCAGGCGGTGGACGACTCGACGACGCTCGTGCCGGCCGCTGCGGCTCGTATCGCTGCCACGCTCAGCGAACGCAGCGAGGGCTCGGTGCAGATCGAGGCGACCAAGTCGGACGTGGTGTTCACGTTCGACGGCGGCGTGCTCACGGCTCGCATCGTGGACGGCCGGTTCCCACGGTGGCGTGACGTGTTCCCCGAGGCGACGACTGAGCCGCACGTCGTGGAGCGCGAGGAGCTGCTGTCGGCGACCAGGGCTGCGGCCGTCGTGGCCAGCGAGCAGAGCAAGGGCGTGCTGTACGACTTCGGCGAGACGCTGACGCTCACGGCCCGCTCGAGCGAGTACGGCGAGAGCAAGGCGAAGTGCTCGGTGGTGCAGGCCGGGACGGCGTGCAAGGTCAAGCTGGACCCAGTTTTCGTGAGAGATTACTTGACAGGACTGCCGGCCGACGAGGAGCCGAACGTCTCGATTCATGCGACCGGGCCTGCCGGTGCCGTCACGCTGTCGTGCGGCGAGTACCGTGGCGTCATCATGCCGCTGGCGGAGGACGCATGAGGTACGGACGTGTAGGGTCGTTCGCCCCTGCCGATGAGCAGGAGTTTGCTCGGCTGTGGGCGGACGACGCAGTGACGCTGATGCAGATGGCGGTGCACTACAAGGTGTCTGTGACGTGCATCCGCAACTACGCTCACAAGCTGGGGCTAACACGCAAGACGGCCACCGGCGGATTGCGGAGGGGCGAGCAGTACTTCCCGACGCCTGCCGAGATCGAGGAGGCGTGTCAACGCATCCGCTCGTCGTGGCCGATTGAACGGTTTCGAGGAGACTTGGCATGAGCGAGCTCATGACGCTGGTGGATGCGATGCCGCCGGACTCGTTCCTTGCGTTGGTTGTTGTGATGTACGTCGCCATGGAGGCGGTGTGCGGGCGGTAGAACACGCAGGATCAGCGGCAGCGATGAAAGGATTCCCTATGCCGAAAGACGTTGAAGAGCTGTCCGCTGCATCCGTTGGTTCGCCCGTGCCCTTTGCGCCGTACTACGACCGAGACGGGATCACGATTTACAACGCCGACTGTCGGAAGGTGCTGCCGTTCCTGGATCGGTTCGACTTGCTGCTGACTGACCCGCCATACGGGCTGGATATTGTGAAGAACGGGCGAATCGGCGGATCAAACAACGCCGCCGCTAAAGATTACGGAGCGAGCGATTGGGACAAGACGCCGCCGCCGAGGTGGTTTTTGGATGCAGTCAGGGAGAACGCCGAGCACGCTGTTTTGTGGGGTGGGAACTATTACGACGGATTGCCGCCTTCGCGATGCTGGCTCGTGTGGCACAAGAACGACACGACCTGCAACTTCGCAGATTGCGAGTTGGCCTGGACGAACATATCTGGCGGCGTTCGCTACAAGCGGCACCTGTGGAATGGATATTGGCAAGAGGACATGGCGAAAAAAGAGCCACGAGTTCACCCAACGCAGAAACCGCTTGCCGTAATGCGGTGGTGCCTGTCGCTCGTTCCCGACGCAGCGACGGTGCTTGACCCATTCATGGGCAGCGGCAGCACGCTGGTCGCGGCCAAGCTCGAAGGACGGCAGGCCGTGGGGATTGAGATCAGCGAGAGGTATTGCGAGGCGGCGGCGAACCGACTGAGCCAGGGGACGCTGTTTTGAGTAGGCGAACGGCCAGGATCAGCGGCTCGCAGCCGCAGGAGGACGAAATGATTTCAGACGTTGACGCGAGTCCGCTGCATCCGGTGGTTAGCCGAGAGTGGCGGCTCACGCC